CTTTTAAATTAATTGATAATCAATATATAACAGATAATATTAATATTATGAAACAATTAAATAGTTTAACAATATTAAATACTAATTATATAAATCAAATATCACAAATAAATAATAATATAATAACATATATTAATCCATACCAATATGTTAATACAGATATTTTTTATATTTTTACTCCTAATGCTTTAAAATATTTTCATACATTTGTTAAAGATAATACAGATTATAGCAATAGTATTACTATAATATATATATATATTAATAATGAGAAAATACAAACCAAATTTTATGAAATTAATAATAATACTTATGTAATTTCAATAAATGAAAAATATATTGAAAAAAATATTATTATATATGAAATAAATAATAATATTTATTATAATGGAACTAATTTAACTTTTTGTCATAATAATATAGTTTTAGCAACTTTTAATTACCAAACAAATTTAAATAATATTGTATTAAATTTTAATAGTCCAATATATTATGGAAAATATTTAGTTTTATATAATAATTATAATATAATTAATCAGACATATAATAAAACATTTATTAAAACTATATCAACAAATACAACAACAACTATGCAAATACAATTACCAGAATATCAATCATTACCAACATATGATACAATATTTTCATATATTAAATTATATTTTAATGATCAATTAATTGAAGAATTAAATCAATATGTATATAATATACATTATAATTTATATTTAACAGAAGAAGAAAGAAATAAATTTAATAATATGGTTAAGTATAGAAATAATACTATATATTTACCATTAATATTTTGGTTTACAAATAAACCAAGTTTATCTTTACCCATTATATCTTTACCTTTTACAAAAATTAAATTATTGTATTTATCAAATATTAATTATGATATTGACATTCAAATATTATCAGATATTATTATATTAGATACTCCCGAAAGATTATTATTTAGTAAATATAAACATGAATATATAATCCAAACATATAAAACATATTCACAAAATAGAATTAATAATATAAATATGATTATAGATAAACATTTTACAGGATTAATTAAAGATATTTATATTATAACAGATCCATATTATATAACAATTTCCGAAGATATAAAGTATGATTCTTATTTAAAATCTTATACAAATTATAAATTATATTTACTAATTAATCAAAAAAATGATATTACAGAAACAAATTTAAATATATGGGCTTCAAAAATATATAATATTTTTATAAAATATAATAAAATTAATAAAATTAATGAAATTAATGAAATTAATTGGACTCAATATAAAATATTTTTAAAAGATTTTTATAATAATTTAAATAATTACATTATTATTTATAATAATTTATCTTCAATAGATACAGTTATAGATACAAATATAATTAATATCATAGATATTCAAATTATTATTAATAATAATAACCAAACAACAAATAATATTATTAAAATTAATAAATTTATACAATTATATTATCCTACATACTCCATAGATGTTATCATGTATATAATATTTTATACTGATAAATATTTAGTTAATTTATCAGAAAATAAAAAACTATATATAACAAATATTTATTTAAAACATCAATTTAATTATAAAATATTAAATAAATCTAGAATATCTTCAATCATTTTACGCGCCAATGGTAATGAATTATTATGTGAATTAGATACATCTTATTTTTCTAATGTTATACCAGTAATGAAATTTGGAAATTCATTACCAGAAAATTATTATGTGTATAGTTTTTCTTTAAATCCATTAGAAGACCAGTTTACAGGACATTTAAATTATACTAATTTTAATAGTTCTAGTATTTCTATTAATTCAAATTCTGATATATTTGAACAATATAATATATATACTTTAATTAAAGAATATAATATTATTAAAATAGTGAGTGGCATTGGTTCAAAATTATTTATTTAGATAATAATATTATTATAATATTTAGGATATGCCTGAATCAGGATATGCCATATTTAGGATATGCCATATTTTTGTGTATATAATATTATAGCATGATTATCAAATGATTTTTCTATTTGTTCTATTGAGTAAACACCTTTTAATTGATTATAAATATAATTTATTTGTTTAGTTATCATATGTTCTAATATATTATAATTATCAGTTATTAATCCATCATTAAAATCAGTAATAATATCTTCATCAGTTCGTATACTTATTAATTTGTTTATAGTAAAATCATATGCTTCATATAAACCATCAGTAGTGATAAATATATAATCATCCTTCATTAATGGAACTTGATTTATTTCTGGTGTTCTTATTAAAAATATATCATTTACATCACCAAATCCACCCGTAAATTCATTAGGTTGATTAGGAACTATTTGTTTAGTAGTTTTAAAATATATATTATATTCTTGTGTATCTTCTATTTTTCTAAATATCATAGAAATAGAATCACCTAAATTATATAAATATACCATATTAATACTTTCATCAATAATACATATAGATAACGTAGAACCTCCGCTAATATTATTATCATTAATATATGTATTAACATTTATATGTAATATTATAGTAATATTAATTAATAATTGATTAATATTTAAAAAATTATAATTTAAATGTTCTCTAAATAGATTAATAAAATTTTCAGCAATATAAGATGATATTAATTTACCATTTCCTTTTAAATCATGACCATCAGCCACACCTATAATTTGGTAATTATCTATTTTATAACAAATTATTTTATCTTCTGAATATTCTAATTTTTTACTATATCCGGGGTGTTCTTTAATTATAATAGTCATATATAAAATATATAATAATATAATATTTATAATTAAATAGTATATCATTTTTTTTATAATTAATTATTATAAATTATACCTCCTATACCATTATTTATTTTAAATACATTATATTGTATGGCATAACATTTCATATTAACAGGATTTTGATAATTAATAGTTTTATTCATAGTTAATTGAATATATGCATCATCTATTTTACTAAAATTTAAACTTGCAGATGGTTGTAATTCTAATGGATTTAACGCAAATGAATAAACATAAATTCCGGATTGCATATTATTAAAATTATATTGATATATAGGTATTCTAGTATAATAAGAAATAGTATCTATATCCATTCTATTTATAGAATTTATAACAACTAAATTTTTATTAATTAAATTATTACTATAATCAAATATATTATTATTATTTAAATTAGATAATAATATTCCTCGCCATACTAATAATTTTATTGGATTATATAATCCCAATTTATATATATTATTAGCAGAATAAATTATTTGATCTTGTAATGTTTGTATAACTTGTATTATATATTCTGGAGAATTATTTATAAATTTAACTCTTTCATAATTATCTAAATAAATATAATTAACTAATAAATAAGCATTTAATAATGAAGGATAATCATAATTAAAATCAGTATTAGATTGAACTATTACAGAATTTTGTTGCATTGTTATAGGTAAATCATTATTATAATTAGTAATAAAATATATTGGTTGAAATGTTCCTTGAATAGGATTATAATATACTCGTCTAGTTATTGGATCAAAATTTATAAATTGACCAATAATAGTCTGATTTTGATAATATTGATACATTTTATCATATTTTTCAAAACAACATATACTTTCATTAATAGTTATATAATATGAAGGACTAATAATATAACAAGTATTAAAATTATTAAATTCAACATGAATTTTAATATCACTATTTGATAAAGATATTAATGGTAATGCTATTCCTGAATCTAAACAATACCAAAATGCCAAAGGTATATATAAAATAGAACTTGCTTTTGTTTTACTATAATCAGTTAAATACTTTATATTACCTATCATATTATTATAACCTTTTAATTGATCGTATTTAGTTGTTATTTCATACCAAATATTTAACCAATCACCATAATGTCTATCAATAATATTTCCTTCTATTTCTATTTCTATATAATTTATTAATGCTAAACCAATTTTATTAACCCATTTAAAATGTATAGGAGAATCAATAGGCGGAAGCTCAATATATAAATATGTCATATACATTAAGTCACCAGTTTTACCTATATTTATTGTGCATGTACGACCAAAATCAGGAGTTGTTTGAAAATATTGTGGTATTGCTTCAATAGAAAAATTAGTATATTTTTTATAAGCTAGTTTAAAAAAAGTAATTTCAGGCTCTGTTGTTAAATATATATTTTCTTTTCCAACTGATACTAATATTAATATACCTAATCCCATATATAATAATTTAAATTACTTTAAATTTAAGATAATTATTTATAATAAATAAAAAAACATACACATTTAAATGAACAAAAAATATTATAGCTATATAAATAAAGATGATTTTGTTTCAAATAAAAAGACTAAGAATTAATTAGTATATTTTATTATAAAATATGAATAAAGGATATATTCATTATTATATTATTATAATTATAAAATTATAAATATTAAATATTTATAATTTTATAATTATTAATAAGACTGAGGAAAAATTATATGTATTCATTTTATATTTAATTTGGATTCTTATTTAATTTATTAATATATTTTTTTTTATATTATCTCTACTGATTTATTTAATAGCTTATTATATTCAAAAATAATAATAAATATTTTTAAATAATATTTTAATTTAAAAAAATCTAATCTATTATAGGGGAAGTTTTGCATTTTTTTATAATAATTTAT